TAAACAGCGCAGTCCAAGGTTTAAATCTTGGGTAACGGCTGTGAAGTAGACGGCTGGCAAAAGCCAACCATCGTCTCCCTGTGTCCCAAAAGGGATTTGGAAGATTCGAGACCGCCCTCCACCTCGCCAGCAGACATCCCAAGCTGATCGTAGCTCCTTTCGAAGCGAATTATCAACTTGAAGTCTATCTGCAGCGCGGATAAGGCGATTAGCACATCTAATAAGCTCTTGCGGCTTATCGATGGACTCTTTCTGGTAACAGGGTGTAACATCAACTCCTCCGTAATAGTGGCGGAAATCTCCGAAGAGCAGATGATGTCATCACCATACACCCAGACCTTACTCCTGTCGTTTTTGATATCGCGAACTGAGCTAGTGATAGCCCAGAAGATCAGAGTTTCGAGTTCAAAAGTGAACCCGTTACCCATCGACGAAAACTTTTGTAAAGTGATCGTCTCACCGTCGGGCAAAATTGCCTTAGGGGATCTTACGTTATCAAGGGCAATCGCCCAATCGACAGGCAAAAGCTCGTAAACGAGCTCAACTGCGACGGAATCACTCGCATTCTTTAAATCAAGAGTTGCGAGACGGTCCAGGTGTGCGGCTTTAGCCGCTCTTTGGTTTGCCGTCTGGTCATCCAGATCGATCCCGGCACCACGAAGAAGTCGCTTCCGAAAATACCGGCCGAATCCTTTTTGAAGGAATCCGTTCCCGGTAGGTTCTTTAGCTATAACGCGGTGGGTTTTCGCGTTTTTCGGAACAGTGTCAATGACGCATTCCTCAGTGATGAGAAACTTATCACGGGGCATGCTAGCGGTTGCAAGGCCGCAGGCATTACTCCTTAAGACAACACTAGACCAATGAAGATCTAGGCCAATCACACTTTCCAATAAAGGAAGCGCTTTCGGCGTTACCGAAATGGGGAGCTTGCTAAGTTTTAGATCGACAGCGGCACGACGTCGCGAGATATCGCTGGTCGCACCGGGTCCCCACCCAAACCCAGGCTCTATGCAGAAATTACTGAACGGTCCAAGAAGCTTCGCGATTTTTACTTTAGCACCGTAAATAACGGACGAAAGAAAGGGATCAATTGATCCTTTACGCGCAGCGCGGATACGAACATTTGTCTCTCTGCAAGAGTCTTCGGAGGTCTTAAATCTCCGAATAGCTTCGGCCTCAAGATCATTGCCCGTGACCAGCCCCTTCCATTTAGAAAGGAAACTGACTACGAGATAATCAAGTTCAAACCGAGAGCGATCTAGGTAAGAATCCTTGGAGATCTCCATGTCCGCGAGGGCACCCTGGTTATGGGTGAAACGCAGCCAAGCACCCAAGGATACGGGCGAATCGACAGATTTGCATAGCGCGAAAAATATCTCGCGCATCGAAGGAAACTTCGTATGCATTTCGCAACAACTCCGGAATTAATAAACGTTCTGGAGCGTTTCCACCATGGCGGTCACCTGCGCTTCGGCGAGAAGGAAGTCGGCGTATTTACGCAGATTCTTTCTCGTGAGAAGCGCAGAGCGCTCGTTCATGATGAACTCGATGTTGCACCGTGGCGTGTACGCCACCGTGGGCGCAGGGGTATACCCTGCGTCGGAGCCACTCAAGGTCTCCAAGATCGGGGTATGAATCCCGATCTTCACGCGGTTGACGCGATCCTTAGAAGATACACCAGGGCTGGCAGGAAGAGGGCGAATC